GCTGAATTGAAGACGATTCGAGACCGGTTGAACAACTGGGCGTGGTGGTCATGCGGCGGGTCGGCGAAGAGCCGCCACTCGATGACCGCGTTTGTCTGCGACCGCATGCGCGTAGCGGCGCGAGGGGAGCTGCACACGCCAACCGGTGGGGGAGACCGGATGGACAGTGCCGACGCTGCGCTGGTCGAGCGTGCGTGGAAGGCCCTGCTGCCGAGGCATCGGGATCTGCTGCGCTGGTACTACATCCGGAACGCCACCCCCGAGTTCATCTGCCGGCGGATGGGTTTCAAGGTGCGACCCACCAGCGTGTTCGAAATCGAGCTGGCCCGGTCGGAGGAAGAAATCGCGCGTGTCTTGGCGGAGCTGGTGAGCCGGGAGACGGGACCGGGAGGGCATCGCCATGCGATCTGAGACCACTTCGCGCGCACGCGCGAGGCCTGCGGGGAGGGGCCATGCGTAAGAGCACCTACCAGCAGCTGATCGATGGCCTGGCAGAGATGGCGGTACCCGTCGAGATAAAGCTCCAGTTCGCGGAGCTGATCAGGCGCAGCGCCGCGCTCGACGGGGTTACAGGCCTCGACCGATCGGAGCGGGTGCTGTTCGCTCGTCGCATGCTCGATCTCGGGGAGCCGCGCCCGGTCATCCGCAACCGCCTGATGGTGAGGTACCAACTCGGGAGGAGCCAGGCCTACGGGATTATTGCGCAGGCGCTTCAACTGTCCGAATTTCCGGCTGGAAATCGTACGCAAACAGAGTCCAATCAGGCTTCAGATGAAAGGACTCCGAATGAAAGTCGTCTACTTTGACCGTGATCTCGCCGACCAGGTGCCCAGCCTGATCGGCTCGCTGTGCCCTGCCCCACGTCCCCAATGGGTCACCCTAGTCGACATCATGAATGCGCTCGATCGGGGCGAGCCCGTCGAGATCCGCCCGGCTTCGGAAGCTGAGCACGAGCGTGCCGAGGGGATCGTTGTGCTGGGCAGGATCAACGCCCAGCTGGAGGCGGCCCACAGCATCAGCAATGCCGCCACCCTCTGCCGGATCGGCGCCCAACTGGCGGCGCCGCTGATCGGCCTGCTCGACTCCAGCACTACGACGCTGGCAGCAGGGCACGCTCGATGAAGACTTCCGACCACTGTCGAGGCGGCGCATGAAGATCGAGCGCACGCACGACATGGCCCTGGTGGTGCGGATCATGTCCCATCCCTCCATCTTCCCGCACATCGCCGAGGACGGTACCGACCGGCCCGAGCCCGTCGACCATCCCGGCTTCTACTGGATGCTGGCCACCGACGGCGGCGAGCCGGCAGGCCTGTTCCTGGTGCACGCGCGCGGCGCGGTCTGCTACGAGATGCACACCATGATCCTGCCGGCCTTCCGCGGCGCGCTGGCATCCGCTGCCGCGCAGGCGCTGCTGGCCTGGGCCTTCACTGAGCTGTGCTGCCAGAAGGTGGTCACCAGCGTCCCCGACTACAACCGCGCTGCGCTGCGCTTTGCACTGGCCAACGGCATGCGCCAGGAGGGCGTGAACCGCGCCAGCTTCCTGCGCCGTGGCCAACTCATCGACCAAATCAACCTCGGTATCACCAAAAAGGAGTGGATCCCATGCCAGCAGCAATCCCAGCAGTAGCCGCCATTGCCGGAGGCCTCATCGCCGCCAAAGGCGCGAAATCAGCAGCCCAGACTCAAGCAGCGTCCGCTGACCGCGCTGCAGACCTCAACTGGAAGCAGTACGAGCAGACCCGCGAGGACCAGGCGCCGTGGCGCGCCGCCGGCACCACTGCGCTGTCGCAGCTGGTCGGCGGACTGGCTCCGGGCGGCGAGTACAACCGCGGCTTCACCATGGCTGATTATCTGGAAGACCCAGGCTACCAGTTCCGGCTGTCCGAGGGCGAAAAGGGCATCGATCGCGCCGCAGCAGCACGCGGTTCGAAGTATTCCGGCGCCACGCTGAAAGCTCTGGCGCGCTTCAACAGCGACCAGGCCAGCCAAGAATTCGGCAACAGCTACAATCGCTTCGAGACCGACATCGGCAACCGCTTCGGCAGGCTGGCCAGCGTCGCAGGTATCGGCCAGGCGGCGACCAACCAAGTCGGCGCAGCGGGAGCTTCGGCAGCAGCGACCACCGGGCAGGCCATCCAGGACGCCGGCACTGCCCGCGCGTCTGGATACGTCGGTACCGGCAACGCCATCAACGGCGCGCTGGGCCAGGTCAGCAACTACTACTCCCTCAGCTCGCTTTTGCCGAAGACCAGCTCGTTCTATGCCGACACCACACCCAGCTCAATCAGGAACTATTCGCCGCCGACGCGGATGGAGATTCCTTCCCTTCCGTCCCTCGAACGGATTTGAGCAGCGAGGTCGTGATGACGCAAGAAGAACGAATCGCCCAGCTCGAGCAGGAAGTCGCCCAACTCAGGAGCCACGTTGCTGAAGCACGGGATTGCCTGCTGCACATGGCGGGCACGACCAGGGCATTCGAGTGCGCTGTTCTTGCCCTGCTCTCGTCGACGAAGCATCCTGATGCGGTCGCGAGGGAGGTCACGCGGAACCTCGCGCGCCTGGATTCCGATCTGGTATTCGAGTCCATTTCGGACGCCCAGCTGGAAGGCGCGCAACGTGCTAGCGAAGTGCTGCTGGCAGCTCTGGATGCGGCGCAGGCCCTGGCCGGGTGAGCTACCGAGCGCGGGCGCGGCGCCACCTGGTCATTTCTCAAACATGCTGAAGTCAGGCTCTGCCTCGGGTCCCTGCGTCGCCGCCGGCGCAGCAAGACCGTGCATCCGCGCCGTGTGATAGGCCCGGCTCACCTGAGGGAAGCCTCGCAGGTTGGGCTCGAAAGGCCAGTTGTGCCGCGCCAGGTAACGGCGCATGCACGCGAAGCTGGTAGGCGCACAGCCGATCAGCTCGGCCAGCTCGGCGGCGGTTAAGTATGTGTTCATGCGGGCAAAGGAGGCTGGCTCCGGTCAATTTTTGTCCCGGTATTTGCCGACCCACTCCAGCACCTCGGTAGCGCGATACAGCGGCTGACCACGGCCACCGCCGGCGACTGGTAGACGGATCGCCTTCGGGAAGTCCGGCAAGCAGATCATGCGATTGCGTACCTGCGTCTCGCTGCGCTTGAGCACGCGCGCGATGGTGGCCACGTCCCACAGGTCGATCGATACGGGAATCGGTGGCTGCAGCTGTGCGGCCAGCGCGGCCGCCAATTTCTGAATCAGGTCGTCGTCGGTCATGGGCATTCCCTTTTCGGTAACGCTCGATATGCTCACGCGCGGCCATGTGGACCGTTCTTCCATCCAGGCGCGCACGTCCTCAACCTTCCAGGCGGTGACGCCGGCCGACAGCTTCACCGGCGCCGGGAATTCTCCCGTGCTGACCTTGCGCCACAGCGTCGCATGCGAGAACGGAACCACTCCGGCGGTACCCTTCCTTCGATCACCGATCAGCTGGGTTTCGCGAACATAGCCGGTGGTCGGCAGGTTCATCGTAAAACGGGGGAGGGGAATGAAAAAGCCCACGATGTGGGCTTGAGGGGTCAGAGCGCTGCGATCTCGTCCAGCAGCTCGGGGTGCCGGTCCACCAGGGTCAGGAGGATCGCGGCCTGGGCATTCGGCTTGGACACGCCCTGCTCCCAGTTGGCGATCGTGCGCGGCTCGGTGCGCAGCTTGTGGGCGAACACCGGCTGCGAGACGTGCAGCTTCTCACGCACCGCACGCACCTTCGCCGGCGTCATCTCCGGAGGCGGCTTGCGTTCCACCTCGGTCGACCGGAGCGTGACCTTCCCCGCGCGCGCCCCTTCCAGGGCGTCGAAGCCTTCCATCAGCTCAGAAAAAATATCTCGTTTGGTCATTGTTCGGCACTCCTTGCCTGAATTTCCGATTGAAGACGCTGCTTCAGGGCCTTGCGCTGGTCCGGGGTCAGGTCGTCCGCTTCGTCCTTGTCGTAGACGGTGAACAGCCAGAACTGGTCATCGGCATCCTTCCAGAAGTAGATGACGCGCAGGCCGCCCCGCTTCCCCTTGCCGCGCCGCTCGTCGGCATACCTGACCTTTCGCAGGCCCCCGGTGCCCTGGATTACGTCCCCCGCTTCGGGGTTCTCCATCAGCTCGTTCTGCAGGCCCTTGAACGATTCGTCGTCGAAGTAGTCGTCGCGCAGGCGCTGAAACGGGGGAAGCTCGATAAACGTCGCTTTCATGTAAGTGTACCTAAGTTGGGGAGGTTTCGGTTAGATTATCTAAACACTGGTGCGGAAATCGCACCATTTGCGCGGAATCCGGGGCTCATTGTCGCCGCGCGGATGCCTCCGAGCAAATCCTCTTCCCCGGCCTCAGGCTGCAGGCTTCACGATCCGCATGACAGTTGCTCGTGAAAGATTGTGGATGCGCGCCAGTGCGCTGATCGACACGCCATTCGTGTGCGCTTCGGTTATCGCGCGACGGTCGGCATCGGTCGTGCTGCTGGGGCGGCCCAGGGTCTTGCCCTCGGCCTTTGCACGCGCCAGGCCGGACTGTGTGCGCTCCACCAGCAGGTCCCGTTCCATCTCGGCGACGGCGGCCAGCATGGTCAGCATCAGCTTGCCGGCGGCGCTGGTGAGGTCGAGTTTGCCCAGCTGCAGGACGATCACCTCGATGCGGCGCGCGGCCAGCATCTTGATCGTGGCGCCGACGTCCTGCGCATCGCGGCCGAGGCGGTCCAGCTTCGTCACCACCAGGGTCTCGCCGTCGCGGATCTGGTTGAGCATCTTGGCAAACTGCGGGCGCTGCGCCGCCGTGACCTTGCCCGACACACCCTCGTCCGCGTGCCAGTAGTCGACCGCGTAGCCGGCCGCCTCGATCTCCCGACGCTGGTTCGCCGTCGTCTGCTCCTTCGTGCTGACCCGACCGTACCCAAAAACCGCCATTTCCCGCCCCTTTTTCATGTTCAGAACAGTTCGCACTTGTTCAAACCTGTTCAATATGGGGCATTCTACAATTGCACATGTTCAAAAGTCAAACTGCTATTTTATGAACACTTCGCAGGCCTATTGCCGAGCCCTGTTCACAAACGGTCGTTTCTGGACAGGTGGCGCCGGCGCGATCGCGACGTCGATGATGCGCACCAGGATGCGCAGCACTACGCACGGTGATGCGCAACCCCTGCAGGTCGACCAGCTGGACCACGCCGCCGCTCTGGCCCTGCCATACTCGCCGGCGGCGCCCGCGCACGGCAGCTGGCCGGCCACGAGGGCTGCTGCCTAGAGATGGAGGCCGCCACCGTTCAGGCCAGCAGGGTCGGCAGGTACGGAACCGCCATGAGCGCGCCGGCGAAGGTCATGACCACGATGAGCATGATGGCGCCGAAGCGGTGCTTGTCGAGCGTCTGGACGAACGTGGTCAGCGCCTTGATGGTGGCCGGGATGATGTTCGGATTGAAAGGGGGCATTGCATACTCCGCGAAAGTTGTTGTTGGAAGTCCGTATAGCGAACTTCTCTGGGTCACATGCTGACGTCACGACAGCAGCCCGTATAGGAATCGCGGATGTGCCGGCAGCGAGCACATCATCTTGCCGGCGGTGGCTATTGGTCTTGTGGTGGGTTTCCCGTCCAGGTCAGCGTCGACATGGAGGCCGCTGCGCTGCATGTCGCGATCGATGCGCCCAGGTCAACGCGCCACCCTGCGCCGAGATGCTCACCAAGATCGAGTTGCACCACCAGGAGCACCTGCCAGCGCGGGTATTTTTGCAACCACGCCGACGGCCGTGTGGTGCAATGCACGTACCCACTTTTCCCTCTGGGAGGCCCCTTGAATCGCCCACTCCAACACCCACTCCAACGCCCACGGCATGCCCACTGCTGGGGTAGGAAAGTGCAGGACAGGATGAGAAGCGTACAGCCACGGCGAGCCGCAGCCGCATGCTTCTGCGAGCTCAGGCTGCCGCCCGAGACCCGTCCGCCGACGTCAAAAAGAAGGGTTCGAAAAGCGATTGTTATGAAAATCGCTAAGGTTTACTCACAGACCACCATGTTTCGTGATTACAATAGGAGCATGACCACCGCACAACAGATGACTGTTCGGGATTTCCGCAAGCACGCTACTGGCATGGCGGGCGAGTGGATTGCCGCTCAGGACGGGGCCAGCGGCACCTATACGGTGCGGTGTGGCGATGTCGAGCTGTGCACTGTGAATGGCCGCAAGCCGCGGCGTTTTCGTAGCCTGGATGTGTTGCGCCAGGCGCTTGAGGAGGAAATCGGGGTAACCGAATTTCGGGTGGTGGTAGGAAAGTAGCGGGCAGAAAACAAAAAAGCCGTCCTGGCAGACGGCTTCTTGTGGCCCAAGGGACCGGTACAGCTTAACTCTTTCGCGGGAGTTGGTACCGGCAGATTAACACGTCGGTCAAAAACCATGCAAGAAGAACATGCACCATCCTGCCCGACGGCGTTGCCGGGGCGGGAATGGCTATAGCAAGCGCACAGCTCTCCCTCGACCTGTCGCAACCCATCAACCACCATGAGAAGCTGCACCGCGCAGCGCATGGCACGGTCCTCTATTGGGAAGCGCTCAAGGACGATCACCGGTGGACGAAGATCCAGCCGGGCGACCCTGTCGAGAAGCTCATCGCGGGCTTCAGCGGCGGCGCCGACACATACCTCACGGTCAACGAATTCTACGGCTGGCGGCACGTTCGCCAGCTCAAGAGCCTGCGCGCCTGCTACGTCGACGTCGACGGCACCGACAACCTCGACGAGGCCCTGGACGCGCTGCGCACCGCGCGCCTGCCGGTGCCGTCGTTCGTCGTCTTCTCCGGTCGCGGCATGCACCTGTACTGGATCCTGCAGCCGACCCCGGCCTCGGCGATCCCGGTCTGGCAGCGGATACAAGACACCTTGGTGCGTGCGCTGGCCAGCATCAAGGCCGACCCGGCCGCGCGCGACTGCGTGCGCGTGCTGCGCCTGGTGGGCACCACCAACAGCAAGAACGGCCAAGAGGTCCGGGGCGTCGTCCTGACGGACGCTGTCTGGACGCTGCATGAGCTGGCCGACGAGGTGCTGGGCGCCAGGGAGGCGAAGCGGGGCAAGGTCTACGACCTGGCCGCCGCCGGCGCGCGCAAGGGCCGCTCGAACAAGAACAAGAAATGGGCCGGCACGATCTACGGCTGGTGGTACCTGGTCTACCGGGACCTGGTCGCGATCTCGGACTACCACTGGTTCGGCGGTGTGCCGCCAGGGTACCGCGACCGCGTGTTGTTCATCATGTCGGTGGCCCTCTCCTGGTACACCCATCCGGATACGCTGTACGACGAGATCCTGGCCACGGCCAAGAGCTACACGCCCTCGCTCGAGGAGCGGGAGATCGCCAAGACGATGGCGCCGGTGCTGAAGCGCGCGGAGATGCACGCGGCCGGCGAGCGCCTGGCGTACAACGGCAAGCTGTACGACCCGCGCTACAACTACTCGGCGGAGGGCCTGCGCGAGTACCTGGCCGACATCATCCCCGCAGAGCTGCACAACCAGCTGCGCGCGCTGGCGCCGGCCGAGGTGATCCTGCAGCGGAAGAAGGAGCGGGACGCTGGACGTGATCGCGTGGCCGAGGGCCGATACAAGCAGAGCCGGGCGGATTACCTGCAGGCGGCCGAGAACAAGATGGTGAGCGCGCGGCTCTTGAAGGCTCAGGGCAAGACGGCCAAGGAAATCGCCGAGGAGCTGGGTGTCTCGCGCATGACTGTCTCGCGATATTTACAGGAAGAGGTGTAACAAGTCCGCCCTCCTTATATAGCCCCCGCAGGGTAGGCCTTGAGGGTTTTTGGGGTGGCTCTTGTTTTTATGGGGTCAGTAGAAAGCAGCCGCGAACGCGGAACTATCTGAATTATCGGGTGCGTCATTTTTATTGCTGAGAAACGTCAATATTAAATATTTCGTATCGTACTAAATCGTAATACGAAATATGAAATACGGCATCATATGAAATAAGGGAGAAAATATATGGGGCGCAAGGGAATAACGTATGAGCAAGTCGAGGCAGCAGCCGATGCATTAGATGCCGAACGGCCGGGCAGCGCTACATTGGGGGCAGTTCGTGCATACCTGGGGACCGGTAGCCCGAATACGATTCACAAGTTCTTGAAGCTGCGGGACGAGAATCGACCAAAGACGAGCGCCCCGACTGTTTCCATTCCCGATGAGGTCACCAGGGCGCTCAGCAACTGGGTCGTGCAAGCGTCGACTGGTTCGCGGGCTGAATCGGAGGAGCGGTCGTTGCACGCCCAGGCTGCTGCCGATGAACTGGCGCGGACTGGTGAAGAGCTCGAGGCCGAGCGCGACCAGCTGCTGGCCGACATTGCGACCCTGACCACCCAGCGAGACCAGGAGCAGGCCACGGCCAGCGAACGGGCTGCGGAAATCCAGAGGCTGCTTGCCGACGTCGAGCGTGAGCGCAGCCTGGCCGGCGCTGCTCAGGTCGACGCGGCGGCCGCAAAGCTGCGTGCAGACTCCCAGGTCGAACATCTGGCGGAGCTGCGCGCGCGCGTTGATTCGCTGTCCTTGGCGATCGACGCCGAGCGGGTGGCGCGTACTACGTCGGAACGTGAGGCCGCGGTGCTGGCGGCGCAGCTTGCGGGCGTCAAAGCGGAGCTGGAAATGGCTAGGGCCCAGGCAATGGCGGCGCAGCAGGATCTTGCCGCCACCAGGGAGCGCGTCGACAGTCTGAAGACGGACCTGCAGACGGAGCGCGAGGGCGCGGTTCTGGCGCGTGCGCAGCTTCATGCTGCGACGTCCGAACTTGAGGCCGAACGTGCGCAAGTGGCGGCGCTACAGCATGACCTGGTAGTGAGCCGGGCGCGGCTCGACGAACGCGGCCAGCAGGCCCAGGATCAGCTCGATGCGATGCGCGAGGAGCACAAGGAAGAAATGAACGGGATGCACAGTGCACTCGATGCCGCGAATGCTCAGCTGGTCGCTATGACCGAGGAGAAGTGGCAGTTGAAGAACCAGGTGCAATTGCTGCAGCAAGCCGCAGCGCAGAGAGCACCGCAGAAGTAAAACGGGGGTGGAACTCTCCCCCCCCCCCGCTTCTCTACCTCCAGATATCGACCGCTACCGTCAGATACCCAGCGTTACCAGCTGGTACCATCAGGTAGCGGTTCCCCATTCCCTCTCAAGCGCCGCGAGCGCCTGCTCCAGGATCTCGCCCAGCGGCATATCACGTTCGACCGATATTTCCATCAGCCGCTTCTTGGCGGCGAAGGTCGTCTTGATGTTCACCTGCTCACTGCGGCCAGTGGTGCGGCGCCGGCTCGGTAGCTGCTCCTTCGGCAGGACTTGGCCGGCCGGCTGCTCTGGCGCCGCTGGCGCGGCTGGTGCTGGTACCGCTTCCGGAGTGGTTTGCTTTACCGGCTGGCGGCTCGGGAAGCCGTGCTGCTCCGCCACCTGGTCGACCACTTCGAGGATCTCCGCCTTGGGCTTGGCCGGCGCCGGTGCGAAGTCACCCAGGTCGCCGAACGGGTTCACGCGCTCGTTCATGCCGATACCTCCGATGCCTGCTGCTGGACCTTACGCAGGGCCGCGATGACCTCTTGAGCGAACTGCTCGGCGTTCGCCACCGCCTTGTCCAGGTTCGCCACCTCGGACGGGTTGAGCGCGGCCAGCGGCTTGCGGAACGAGAAGATGGACCGGAAGGCCTCCCTTTCGTTCAGCTCGGTCTCGAACACCGGAATGCCGGCGGCGACGAGGCCTTTTTCGATGTGCGCCAGGGTGCGCGTGCGGATCGCCGAGTTCGTCCTGGTCAGCAGGACCGAGTACGGCAGCCGGTAGCCCGGTACCCGGCGCTGCACCATCTTCTCCTGCTGCTGGATCACGCGAAAGGCGCGGCCGGCTTGCTCGGCGTCCAACTGGCTGCCTTGGGTTGGCACGATCACGAAGTCGGCCTGGCTGACGGCCATGACGACGATCTTCGCCGCGGTGCCCTCCAGGTCGACGATGACGAAGGGCGTGCGCGCGGCGGCCTCCTCGATTCGCTCGATGACGTTCTCCTCGTCGGCGTCCGCAACGATGGTCATGCGGTCTGGCTTGGCGCCTCCCTTGGCCCAGTTCTCGATCGGGCGGTTCGGGTCGGCATCGATAACGGTGACGTCGGCACTGCGGGCCAGCTGCTCGGCCAGCACGAGCGCGCTGGTAGTTTTGCCGGCGCCGCCCTTGGGCGAAACGAAGACGATGGTAGGCATTGGTACCCCTCGGTAGATGGTAGTACCAGATGGTAACACTTGAATCAGTTTGAACGCTAGTGAACAGGTATGAACGTTGGTAGATGATGGTACCAGCAGCTACCGAGTGATAAATCTACCAGATGGTACCAGTGGGTACTGAGCGGCTCAGGGAGTCTTAAGCTTGGTGGCCAGGCGCTCGGCGAGTGCTTCAGCCAGCGCGTCGACGTCGATGTTGCCGCTGCTGTTCGCTGCATGCCCGTCGATGGCCTGCTGCAGGATGAGCACGATCTCGGCGTTCATGCTGCGGCCGTTGGCCTTGGCCAGCTCGGTGATCTTGTCGCGCATACCGTCGGGCATCCGCAAGACGTATTTGTCGGCGAGCTGGGGCGCGCGCTCTGGTTTGGTGGTTTGCATCGGCCCAGCATAATGGCAATGAGCCATTCTGAAAATGATGGCAATGAGCCAGCAAAAAGACTTGCATATGATGGCTCTGAGCCATATAGTTGATGCAGTTCAAATTACCCGGAGCAACAACATCATGCAAGGAATCAAGTTTCAGCTGCGACTGCCAGAAGACGTCAGAGCATGGCTTGAAGCAGACGCCGAGCGCAACGACCGGTCAATGAATGGCCAGGTGGTCGCGATACTGCGTGAGCGGATGAAGCGCCAGACCGAGGAAGCGGCCGAGCGCAAACCAGCAGCTGCAAACTGATCAACCTGTCTAGGAAACCGCCCTGGTGAGTCCGGGCGGAGGGAAATCTATCGCGTAAATCAAACCTGAAATGAAAAAGGGCCAGCTGGCAGGCTGACCCTTTGGAATTTCTTTTGCAACCGTGCCCGGCGGCTCCGGGAGTTGCTGCAGTGGCGAAGGGTGAGAGCTTCGCCGCCGCGGTGTGGACAAGTGCATTCTTTTGAGAGGCAGCACATGAACGAAGCGAAGGTTAACACAAACATTGGCGATGTGTCATCGCCGGAAACAAAAAATCCCCCGAAATGTGTCGGGGCGACCGAACCCACACTCGGCGGCCAGTCCAAACCCATCTTCCAGCATCCGGAGCGCGCGCCCTATGAACTGGGATGCCTGCTGCGCCGTTTGCCCCGGCACCTGCACGGCGCCTCCCTGGATGCCGTCCAACTGGAACAGATCGAAGCGGCTGACAGGCATGCGGCGAATACCACGGCCACCTTGCTGGATGGCCTCCAGTCGCTGGGTCGGGTGTTGTGGTCGGCCGCCGTCAACGAAGACTTCCCGGCGCATGTTGGCGACTGCGCGCGCGTCGGCACGCTGGTGACCGAGATCGCCCTGCAGCTCGAATTCCTGAACGGCTTCCGCGAGGAGGTCGCGGAACACAACCTTCGCATTGCACAGGCCGGGCCACGCGCGGAGGCCCGAGTATGAGCAACCGGGACAAAGATCAGGGCGTCGACCTGGACGCGCAGCTGCAGGCAGCAGCAGGGCCCACCCATAGGCCGTTCTCGCGGCTGGATCCGGGTGCGACCAGCCGCGGCGCCGTCTTCATCGAAAGCGTCGCGGATATGTGCGCCGGCCTGCAGACTTGCCTGCAGCTGGTCCACTCCACTGACCTGGCCGTTCAAGCCCGCGCGATGGACGATGACGAGCCGGCGCCGAGCCTGGGTGTCGTTGATCGGGAGCGCCTGTTGCGGCTGGCAATCGCGGTAACCGGCGCGCTGGCGAGCGGTGCGCAGCAGGAGATCGAGTGGATCAACGCGCAGGCGCCCAAGCGTGCTGCAGGACAGGAGGCTAGCAAATGATGCACTGGCTTCTGGATCCGGATGACTGGTTCGGCCGGCGCCCCTGGGCATGCTTTGTGATGATCGCGTTCCTGTTCGTCCTGATGCACTCGATCTAACACGCCCGCGCGCCACGGCGGCCAGGAGGCCGTCGCCGGCCTGTACGTATTCGAAGGAGAGAACCACCTATGGAAAACACGACCCACTACGACGCCGAGAAGATCAGCTGGTATGCGCAGATCTGGCGCCAGGCCGACAAGGCAGCGATCGCGGACAAGTGCAGCGGATCGAAAAGGCAGGCCGAGTACCGCGCGCGCCGGCAGCTGCGTGCAGCCGTCGACGATGCCTTGCGCCGAGCAGCCAGGAGCAGCCCGGCGGCCGGCAGCGCAGGACAGGCGCCGGCCGTGGCGAAACCCGCAGCGGCGGGGATTTAATTCGTGATGAAACACGAAAAGTTGAGCCGGAAAGGCCGTATGGTGCAACCACGCCTCCTCGCGTCATGCATGCTGGTAGTAGGGAAAAACGACCAGGAGAAGACATGCGAGCAAAGGAGAAAGGGCGCCACCGCGGCGAAACGCGGCCAAGTACCCTCAGGGTGCGCGGAGTGGGTGGGGTGGCATTGCTCCCCGAAGGGGCGAACGACTTCCGCAGGAAGTGTAGTGAGTACACCGGGCCAGCCCGGTGGCTGTGGCTCCGGCCGACGCCGGCGGCAATCGCATGGAGGCGGCCATGAACGCGCCCGCCTACTGCATCCTGCGTGCCGAGAAGCTGACGTCGTTCGGCTCGATCATCGGTTCGGCCAAGCACACCTTCCGCGAGATCCCGACACCGAACGCGGACGCGAGCCGCACGCACCTGAACAAGACCTTCGGTGCGCAGGACGCTGCGGCCGTGCGCGCGGCCATCGAGGCCCGGCTGCCGATGAAGCGCCGCAAGGACGCGGTGCTGGCAATCGAGTACCTGGTGACGGCCTCACCCGAGTGGTTCCGGACGACGCCGACGAAACAGCAGAACGCATATTTCAGCGCGGCGGTGCGCTGGTTGGAGGCCCGGCACGGCAAGGCCAACGTCGTGTGCGTGAACATGCAGCTGGACGAGACGTCGCCTCACCTGGTGGCCTACGTCGTGCCGTTGACGAAGGACGGCCGGCTGTCGGCGAAAGACTTCCTGGGCGGCCGCAAGGTCCTGAGCGAGATGCAGACCGACTTCGCGGAGAAGATCGGCAAGCCGGTCGGCCTGCAGCGCGGTGTCGAGGGATCGAAGGCCACGCATACGACGGCCAAGCAGTACGCCGCGGCTCTGCAAAAGAATCCGACCCTGGCCGCGCCCGCGCCGCCAGCGCCGACCATCGCCGACCGGGTCACCGGGCGCGCGAAGCAGATGACGGAAGAGTACACCGCGGAGCAGGCCGAATACGCCGCTTTGGTCGAGCGGACCCTCAACGTGGTGATGGTCGGCCGACATGCGCGCGTCCAGCAGGCGGCCGCGCTCGAGCAGCTGCGCCAGGAGGTCGCGGAGGCGAAGCAGCACGAGGTCGAGGCGGCGCGCCTGCGGGAAGAGAACCGGCTGCTAAAGCGCGAGCTGCAGGAACAGCGCACGTACTTCCAGCGGCAGATCGACGACTTGAAGGCGGCGCTGGCCAAGGCGGTCGACCAGGTGAAGCACCTGCTGGCGAAGGTCGGGTTGATCACCCGACAGCGGGATGATGCGGAGGCGGAAGCCGATGAGCTGCGGGCGGTAGTATACCCGCCCGAGAAAAGCCAAATCGCGCGGCCTGGATAACGAGAAGACGACGAGGAATTGAATGGAAGATCACATGGAAATGCCCGAGGGCGAGGGCTCTCTGGCCATTACTGCTGCAACTGGGGTGCTAACGGATCTGGAGTCGATCTGGACCGAGCTTTTGAAGCTGGGGACCTCGGAAGAGTTCACGCAGTATGTCGAGTCGATGGCCGAAATGCCTGACGCCAGCGGAGACGCGATGGCGCGCCTGCTGGATCGTTTTATGTGCTCGTCGGCGGATGAGATGGCCGCGCTGCTCAAGGAATCCTGGCCGGATCTTGCAGCTCAAGACGGTAAGCCTGTGTCTGCCCACATTGCAAAAATCCGGGTCATCGAATTGGCGATGCTCGACGTGGCCTGTATGTTCGTGGTGCAGACGATACGCGCTGACGTCGATCGCGCTCCGCTCAAGGAGCGGTGGGAACTGGCTTGCGAAGCGCGGCGCCGCCTCGGGATGCTGCAGGGGTATATCCTGGGTAATCGCGAGTCAATGTCGGCCTCTTCGATTGCCGTGCTTGGAGCAAATGCTCGGCACAAGGAAAACCGGGAGATGAAGAGGCAGGCCTTCGAATGGCTGTCCGAAAACATGGGGCGGTTCAAGAGCATGGACGATGCAGCCGAGGCTGTGCAGAAGGTAGTGCCGGTCAGGTTCCGGACGGCGCGGGACTGGGTCGGGCTCCACAAGAAAATGAAGGGTGAGAGGTAAGGCGCCGCCACGCCGCCACGCTTACCCGGCGGAAGCGGGCACTTCGTCGCCGTATTCCCACATCAGGTAGGCACGCATAGCGGTGACCAGGGGCGACACGTCCGCCCGGCTGTAGTCCTGCTGTTTGCCATGCCTCGCCATCCAGCGGCCGAAGTCGCTGACCAGGTCGATGTGCTCGCGCTCGATGATCGGGCCGGCCTGGGCCCAGCTGGTCGACGGGCTGAAGGTCTCGCCGCTGTCGATGACGCACACTTCGGAGCCCGGACCGCTCGGCGCGACGATCTCGGCCTGCAGCCCCTGCGCCTTGGCGACCCAGTAGTCGAGCAGCGGGCCGGCTTCCAGGTAGGCGATTTTCATAAGCACTCCGTTCTCATCCCAGCATTCTACTTGCGCCTGTACGGCACCCTCTCGCACCACCTTGCCGGGCTGGTGCAGGCCGCTCACCGACCTCCGAAAAATACGCTTTGCTGGCAGACCGTAGCGTCTGCCGGCTGACTGTACAGTCTGCCGCAGACCCTACAGTGAGCCGGTACACCGGCTGTCCGCGCGAGGCGTGAACCATCAGGATTGCCCTGTCGGCCGATTTCGGCCTAGTTTGAACAGGAGCGATTAAGAATGAATCAACTGCCTGAAACTGGTTTCCTTCGCCTGTCGCAGATCCTCGGCGACAGCAAGGCCAACCCCCCGATCCCTCCGCTGATCCCCGTGGGCCGTACCACCTGGTGGGCCGGCGTAAAGTCCGGCCGCTTCCCCGCCCCCGTGAAGATGGGGCCGCAGACCCGCATGTGGCGCGTCGAGGACATCCGTGCCTTCATCGCCCAGCAGGAGCCGGCACATGTACAGGCCTAAACCACCCAGGGTCCGGAGGTTCGCGCCGGCCCGGCACGAGGTCGACCAGCCGCCTCAGCGCTTCTTCGGCCGCCTCACTATGGCCAACATCTACGGCAGCTGGTGGGCCAGCGCACGCGATGGCTTCTTCACCGTTCGCTGGGGCCGCTTCTTCGCCTACCTGCACCAGTTCGACGCCGAGAGCCAGAACGAGCTTCTGAGGCAGTGCGCCGCCGGTGAGGCCTACCGGGACCATCCGCACGTATCCCCTTCACAGGAGGGGCAGCATGCGTGATTACGGCAAGGTGCACACGTCGTTCTGGACCAGCAAGACGGTGCGCGACATGTCGGAAGATTGCCGCCTTTTGGCGATCTACCTGCTCAGCTGCCCGCACGGCACCATTGCCGGCGTCGCGCGGATCCCCGACGGCTATGCCTGCGAGGATCTGCAGTGGCCGGCCGTGCGCATTCAGGCGGCTTTCGCAGAGTTACAGCAGTGCGGTTTCGCCTACCGATGCGACGCCACCGCCTGGGTCTGGATCACGAACTACTTCACTTGGAACCCGCTCGAGAACCCGAACCAGCGGAAAGCAGCTCGGAAGATCGCTGACCAGGTACCGATCACATGCACATGGCTCAAGGCCTTCCACACCGATTGCAGCGCGCTCTTCGAAGTGGAAGACAAGCCATCGTGGAACCCTTTTGAAACGGTTTCGGTAACCCTTCCCAAACCCTTTCGAAATCAGGAACAGGAACAGGAGCAGGAGAAGGAACAGGAAACAACTGCTACTTCGGCACCTGAACCGAGCATCGACCAGCCTGCACCAACCGATTCGCCTGCGGCGCCGCCGGCTGGCGCCGACGATGTGCGGCGCTGCCCTGTCGGTAGCTTGGTCGACCTGTATCACGAGCTGATGCCCCTGAATCCTCAGGTGAAAGTGCTCAGCGAGGCCAGGAAGAAGGCGATCCGTGCGCGCTGGAAGGAAGCGGCCCAGCTGACGGCCAGGCCATTCGGCTACACCACCAAGGCTCAGGGATTGGCAGCCTGGCGCCGGTTCTTCGAGGTGTGCGCCGAGTCAACTTTCCTGACCGGCAGGGCGCCGGCAGCACCTGGCAAGCCACCCTTCGTCGCCGATATCGACTTCATCTTCTCGCCCAGCGGCTTTGCCAAGACGCTGGAAAACAAATACCACCGTGAGGCAGCATGAGCACTACAACAGGACAATGGGAAGCGCGCCTGGTCGCGACGGAGCAGGAGCAGTCGGTGCTGGGCGCCCTGCTGCGCAATAACAATGCCGTCGACGCGCTGGGCGACCTGAAGGCCGAGCACTTCTATTCGCTGACGCACCGGGCTATCTTCAAGGCCATCATGCAGCTGCTGATGGCGAACCAGCCGGCCGACGTCATCACCGTCTACGACAAGCTGCAGGGCCGGGGCCTGGAAGCCGCTGACCTGCAGTACCTGAACGCGATCCTCCAGAGCACGCCGTCGGCGGCGAACATTCGCCGGTATGTGGCGATCGTGCGCGACCGTGCCATCAAGCGCGGCCTGGTCGAGATGGCGCACGAGGCGATCGAGGAAGTGCAGAACTCGCCGAAGGAGGCCGGCGAGCTGGTGGACGACTTTTCCAGCCGCCTCGAAAAGCTCGCCCAGGTCAGCGAACACGGTGAGCCCGAGCTGGCGGCCGAGAGCATCACCGCCCACGTCGCCATGATCGACGAGATGTACCACGGCGCCGACTCGCGCGCGGTCAGCACCGGCCTGACGGATCTCGACGTCGCCCTGGGCGGTGGCATGCGGCCCGGCTGGCTGGTGGTGGTCGCCGGGCGCCCGAAGATGGGCAAGACCGCGCTGGCCCTGACCATCACCAACCATGCGGCCCAGGAGGGCGTCGCCAGTGTCCTGTCGCTGGAGATGACGACGCCGGAACTGCACAACCGGAACCTGGCCAGCATCGGGCGGATCCCGCTTGCCCACATGAACGACCCAAAGCTGATGACGGATGAAGACTGGTCGCGCTTCAGCGGCGCCGTCGAGAAGATCCACCAGCTGCACCTGTACCTGGACGACGAGGCCGGACTGACCCTGTTCAAGGTGGCAGCCAAGGCCAAGCAGGTGAAGCGCAAGGCCGGCCGGCTGGACCTTCTGGTGATCGACTACCTGCAGCTGATGAGCGGACCCGGCGACAACCGCAACGCCCAGATCGAGACCATCACCCGCGGCCTGAAGAACCTGGGCAAGGAACTGGGCTGCCCGGTCCTGTTGCTGTCGCAGTTGAACCGCGAGCTGGAGAAGCGCCCGAACAAGCGGCCGCAGCCGTCCGACCTGCGTGACTCGGGCTCGATCGAGCAGGACGCTGATGCCGTGATCCTGCTGTACCGGGATGAGGTCTACAACCCCGACACCCTGGACAAGGGAATCTGCGAGGCGAACCTGGCACTGTTCCGCCATGGCCCTACCAAGATGGTGCCGCTGGTGTACATCGGAGAGCACGTCCGGTTCGAGAATGCCGCACCCAGCCGGCACCCTGCTGCGCCCAGGACGCCGCCGGCGCCGCCCCGGCGTGGGTTTGACTGACGGCCCACCGCGGCCTCACCTGAGACCATTTCGCGCGCGCGAGAGAAACGACATAAGTTAAAAAATATTCAAGAGGGAATGCTGAATTGAAGACGATTCGAGACCGGTTGAACAACTGGGCGTGGTGGTCATGCGGCGGGTCGGCGAAGAGCCGCCACTCGATGACCGCGTTTGTCTGCGACCGCATGCGCGTAGCGGCGCGAGGGG